TGACCTCTTCAATGCCATGCGATACGGTCAAAACCACTCTGGTAGCGGGTTTTAAGACTTTAGTATGGCAGGATTAAGACGCGTGTCGACTTTAGTGGGAGATCCCGCGTCTTCACCCCCCAAATGGGTGACGTCAGGTGTTCCCTTACAAACTACCCTTCAGGTACGCTCTTGCGGCATCCGAGGCACGTAACCACGATGATGACATTTGGTGAGCTATGGGCTTTGTACTTCGAGCGGCACGTAAAAGCCCGTCTCAAACGAACCGATAACGCGCACTACTTCTATAAATGTCATGGCAGTCGGTGGGCTGAAACGCCGGTGCCGGAAATTACTCGTGGGCAACTCCAAGACTGGATCGATACGTTAGGCGCCACCAGAGGACAAAGCGGCGCCAATAGAGCCATAAACCAGATGGCAGCTGTCATCAATTGGGGAATCCGTCGCGGCTACTTTACCGGACTAGAAAATCCTTGCCGGTATGTTGATAGGTTCGATGAGGTTCCACGCAGCCGGTTCCTTCTGCCGGAAGAGATCGATCGCTTCCGGAAAGCACTCGAGCAAGAGCCGCCGATCATGCGCGACTTCTTTTGGATGTGCCTTTTGACCGGAGCACGAAGGGGCAACGTCGCCAGTATGCGGTGGGATAGGATCGACACGCAGCTGGCAATCTGGACGATTCCAGCCGCTGATTTTAAAAATCGAAGTGAACACGTGATAGCGCTCAGCCAGGCTGCCTTGGCGATTCTGCAGCGGCGGGCTCAAGACCCCGTAGCTTCATCCTGGGTATTCCCAAGTAAGGGCAAGACCGGACACATCGTTGAACCGAAACGAGCTTGGGCAAGAGTCCTGAAACGATCCGGACTGGATGATGTTCATATACACGATTTGCGGAGAACGGTCGGTAGCTATCTCGCCATACAAGGCGCTGACGGTTTTCTAATAGCTAAAATTCTTGGGCATAAGGATCTAAGATCTACGGCGGTCTATGCCAGGCTCAACCTAGATCCCGCCAGAAAAGCATTGGAGAGAATCCAGACGACCATGCTAAGCTAGGGCTCTTGGTTGAGCGACTGGCCGCCCTTTCTACTCGGGCGGTCTTTCGTTCAGTTGCCAAAAGTTAAGCTGTAGCGTAAGCTGATAAGCTACCAGCTACAGGGAGATACCTATAAATGTCATCAGCTACTAAATCGCCTGACGCCGCGCTACGCGAGGCGGTCCAAGGAAAGTCTAAGTCACTTCCGCCTCATGTTGTCGCAACATTCACCGGGGACTACTACAAGTCCGCCGGCACCAAAGGCAAGGACTACGCACCGTACACTAAAGAGGTCAAAGTCCCTCTGTCCGTTATAGAGTTTGAAGGTCTTACACCCGTGGCGTTTTTCGAGAAACACCACGCCGAGAAAATGGTCCGCGAACTAGGCGGCATTGTCAGCGCCGATAGTCGACATACCCGTATCTGCGAACTGGTGGAAGTCAAAGGCGACTTACCGCGCGGGATTACGCTAGATCAAAAACTCAATTGGACGGCAGACTACGCCAAGCTACGAGAGATCGCTATCGACATGGGCAAGGTTTCGTACGTCCGTATCGACTTGATGGACGAGAAGCGCTACCAGGAAAGCGTAGCCATCATCCCTGAGCTGTACCCGACAGCCGCGAAGTTGCGAAACGCAATTAAGACTCTGAGTAATCCGGACTCGCGGGAAGCTTTCGCCCGCGATCAAGCCAAGCTTGAACAGGATTACAAGGAAGGCAAAGGGATGCCGAAAGACATGCTGGCGGAGATCGCCGCTCTTGCAGACTAATTTTCCTGACTCTGATTTCCAGCGCGCTACCGCAGAGCCACCGGCGCTATTGACGCCGGTGGCTCCCTTCCAGCCTGAACCTGAAAAGCCGAAGTCTCTAAAAGAGCTGGCATCGAAGTACAGGGAGAAGGCAATCGACACTCTGGCAGAAATTCTCGACGACGAGAACGCCGGTCACATGTCGAAGATAGCCGCGGCTAATTCTATCCTTGACCGAACAGACGGCAAGCCCACTCAGTTCGTCGAGCAGACAACCAAGGTTCTCACCTATCAAGACTTACTGACTCAGATCGCAGTCAGAGAAGAAAAATTTGTGGAAGTCATAGAAGCGCAGTCAGTCAAGGAAATAGCGGCTGAAAAGGAATGGCGCGAACTCCTATGACCGCCATGAGACTGACTGAGCAAGAGATCGAGATTCACCGCCGGCTTGTTACCGACTACGAATTTTTCGCGCGCCACATCCAGAAGATCGAGCCAAAGGATCTGACCGAACTTGACGGCGACGTCTTGGCTCAGTACGACGCCCTACACGGCGAAGACTCCATAGCCGGGATGATCCCGCTTGTCCCTCACCCGGGACAAAAGAGACTTCTGGGATTCCGCACGGCGATGCTTGCGGAGTTGGGCTTAGTGCGCGCTGCCCTAGTCAAGCCCCGTCAGGTCGGTTGGTCAACAATCATTCAAGGATTAGCGAACTGGCTAGCCGGCAAGACGCCGGGAATGAAGATCCATATCGTCAGCCACAACGCCGAGTCGACCCGGAAATTCTTGCGGCGAGCTCGGAAGATGGCACTTGCCGCACCACCAACGGTGACGCCCGCCAAGCAAGTCGAGAACAGCAAAGAATTGATTTTTGCCAACGGCGCAAGCTATTCAATAGCCACCGCCGGATCTCCTGACTCGGTCCGTTCTGATAGTTTCCACTTTGGTCATTTCTCCGAAGAGGCATTCTGGCCTGATCCGATAGCTTCCACCGGCGCTATCATTCCCGCCTTGTCCGACGGCGTAGGCTCAGAGGGCTACCGGGAATCTACCGCGCAAGGCCGCGGTACGCCGTGGCACCTATTCATTCAAGAATGTCTTGCCGGCGAGAACCGTTGGAAGGTGTTCTTCGATCCGTGGTTTGCTCACCCGAAATATCGCTTACAGCCGCCGGAAGGTTGGCGGCCGGACGAAGAGGCTTTGGAAGCGCAGCGGCTGTATAACCTCGACATGGCTCAACTCTACTGGCGAGCCATGAAGATCAAAGACCTCCGCGCCTTGTGGATGTTTAAGCAAGAGTTTCCGGCGACCATTGACGAAGCGTTCCAGTCCTCAGCCAGTACGCTATACAATCCTGACGCTGTTACGCAGGCGCGGAAGAACGGTAGGCTCGGCATAATCGCGCCGGACGCGCACGCCCCGATCATTATTGGCTGTGACCCGGCACGCACCGGCGACCGGACGGCATTAGCTATCCGCCAGGGAAGCGTACTCCATGAAGTACGCCGCTGGCCCAAAATGGATGATATGCAATTGGTAGGTATTATAGCCAATCTGCTTACTAATCCATATAAAGGACAGCACATCAAGAAATGCTTTATAGACTACGCCATAGGTCAAGGTGTAGTCAGTCGTTTACGGGAGCTAGGATTTTTTATGCAAGTACAAGCGGTCCATTTTGCAGAAGCGCCGACCGATCCGCGCTTCCTGAACAAGCGCGCAGAAATGTTTTTCAGTATCCGCGATTGGCTTGGCGACTCAGGCTTACTCGTCTCGATTCCTGATGACGAAGCGCTAGCAGCCGACCTTTTAGCTATTCCTGATTTCCTACAATCAATAGGATCGGAAAAGATTAAGCTGGCATCGAAAGACGAAATCAAGAAGGAATACGGCAGATCGCCGGACCTTGCCGACGCCGTAGCCTTGACCTTTGCCTACCCGGTGATGGGCGAGCGGATAGCTGAGCTACAGCAGTTCGCTAGGCACAACTTAACCCATGTGCCGGGCAGCGAGATAGCTAAGTTGATGAGTGACTTTGAAGCGCGGTAATGTTAAGCTACGCCCGGAGGATAAGCTACGTGGGATTTGGTGGATTATTTCATAGCGGTCCGTCTAGCGCTCAGATAAACGTGCAGAACGATTATCAAGCAGTAGCGGCAGCAGAACAAGCCCAGCAGCAACAACAGGCAGCCGCGAACGCGGCTGCGGCTGCGCAGGACAGACAAACTATCGCCACTACGCAGCAGCAGTTTTCTAGCTCCATTTCCAACAAAGCAGCTGAGGCCGCAGTGCAACTCGGAATCCTGAACTATATCAAGACAAGTCCTGAAGGTCTTTCGAATAGTCCGAAGACTGGCAGGCTGACATTGTTGGGGAACTAGATGGAAGCAGGCACACCTTACTACGGAGACGGTAATTCGCTTGGTAATCTGACCATGCGGAAGTACCGACAGATGCTCACGCACCGTGACGGAATGCGGAACATCATCCGTTTGTTGTCCAAGTTCATTTTGCTGCGCAATGCTTGGTTTGGTGATTCAAGCTATCCAAATAGAGTGGTGCGGCTATCTGTTACTGACGTTTCCGACGATACCGCCATTGATGCCTCTCGTTCAGCTTCTACAGCTTTTGCCGCCGCGCTCTGGCCCAACGCCGAAGAATCCTTCGAAGCCGTCCCACATCCTTTAATGCGTACGTCAGTCGAAGGCGAAGCTTTGCTACTTGACGAGGAAGTGAAGCGTTACTATGACCACATGACACACAAATTCCGCCAGCCATTCGCAGAGGCGGATTCGAACTTTTTGATCTCTTGGGGCGAACACTGGGACGAACAGATCGTACTTGGCACCAGTGGTATTTACGCCGAAGAGGACGAGTATAACGACGAGATTCCATGCCGATTCAAGACTCTTTCGATTGAGACTTGCGTTATCGACGAAGGACCGGATCACAGAGTTGATACCTTCGCCATGGAGTACACATGGACCGTGCGCATGGTCGTCGAGAAGTATGGCATCGAGAACTGTTCGGCTCAGCTGCAAGAGCTTTACGGCACACCGGAAGGTCAAGACAGCTACGTCAAGATCATCTGCATGGTGCGTCCGCGGACAGGCATTAGCCCGATGGCGGACAAACGCGAAAAGAAAAACAAGCCTTACGCTTATATTTGTATGGAAGTCGCCACGCTGAACGTGCTTTACGAAGGCGGCTTGGACGAATTGTCTGGGTTTATGGCGAGATTCCGTAAACGCCCCGGCGAACTTTACGGCCGTAGTCTTGCCATGGATGCACTACCGACCGTAAAAGAGCAGAACGTTCTGCGTCGCGGATTCAGCTTGGCGCTCGGCAAGCAACTCGATCCACCGATTGGCTTCCGTCAAGATCAACTTGGCGGTGCTGGCACCGTCGATATTTCGATGGGTGCCAAGGTTCCGATTTACGATACTGGCGTCATTCCGCAAAGCCGTCCGCCGGTCGAGCCGCTAATCACGGTTCCTGAGCCGCGTGTAGCTAATGAGCGGATGACGAATATCGAAGAGAAGATAAATCAGAAATTCTTACTCGATAAGTTGTTGGACTTTAACAACAAAACACGGATGACGCTTGGCGAAGCGCAACTGCGGACAGACTTCCGTAACCAGGCGCTCGGCAATTTATTCGCGCGTCAAATGACAGAAATATTGCACCCGCTCATTATGTGGGTAATCCGTCTGTACTGGCGGCGCGGATTCTGCGGACTACACCCGGTCAAAGACTTCGTCACTATCCAACTTATGAAGCAGGCAGGACAGCAGCCGCTAGTCATGCCAAAACCGGTGGCGGACTTCTACGACAAAACCGGCAAACTTCCATTCGCAATCCGGTTTACCTCGCCGGCAGCTCGCGCTATGCGCGCTGATGCACTTATGGGCCTCGAGAAGCTGACGAACTTCGTGCTGGCACTCGTGACCGGCGGCGCAGCCGAAGCGATGGATAATCTCGACGTCGACGAAACTGTAAGGCTCTATCAGCACCACGTAGGCGCACCGAACAAAGCACTGCTTCCGGCAGACAAGCGGGACAAGGCGCGGAAGATCCGGCAACAAGCGCAGGCGAATATCCGTAATCTCGAAGCGCAAGAACAACAATCAGTCGTCGCTAAGAACCAGGCGAAGGCAGCAAAAGACAACGCACAAGCCGGCGTAGGTCAAGCGCCACAGCAACAGGGAGCATTAAACATTGGGGCGGCGTAAGAAACAAGAGGTCGCAACACCTACGCTTATAGCGGAGCTGCAAGCACTGGGCTTGTCTGTCGAAGACGTTTTGCGCGCTTTCGACTCAGTAGCTAACACGCCGGACGGTGAGATTGTCTTGCGAGCGATCTTCGAGCTGTCGCGCTATGACAAAGGGGTCATGACCTACGACGCCAACACCAGTGATCTCAACGTCAACGCGACGATTTATAACCTATCAAAGCGCGACGTATGGCTGAAGTTTCGCCAGTATCTGACAGCGGAAAAACGTGCCCTAATCGAAAACAAGGAGAACTAATCAAATGGATGGAGTCGCAGTAGAAACAGGTGGTGGCATTGCAGCCACCGTACCAACACAGGGAGCGCCCCCCGCGCCGGCACCAGCAATGCCAGCATTTATGGATATCGTGCCGGCGGACTTGAGAGAAGAACAGTTCGTAAAGGACTTTGCTAAGGCAGAAAATCCCTTTGATGCTCTTTTCAAAGGCTATAAAGGCGCTCAAGAGCTGATCGGCAGAAAGTCAAATGCTGTCGAGATCCCCGGCGAGAACGCAACGCCTGAACAGGTCCAAGCTTATCGCAAAGCAGTCGGCGTTCCAGAAACGCCGGACGGTTATAAATTTTCTGAGCGTGACCTGTCGAAAGAACCGGAAGCTGTTCAGAAAGTTTGGAAGGCCAGCGGCAATGACGCGCTGTATAAAGTAGTGGCGCAGGCAGCGCACGAAGCTGGGATCCCGCCGGCTCAGCTGGCTAAGCTAGTCGAGACGGTCGAAGGGCATAACCTGAACCAGATCAAGACTATGGTTGCCGCCGCACAACAAAGCGCCGAACAGCAAAACGTCAAGATCAAAGAGGACTTCGCCAAGTTCTATGGTGGTCAGGACAAAGCCGACGCCGCGCGCCGGATTGGCGAAGAGACTTTGAAAAAAGTCGGGATGCCCAAAGAGATCGCGCAGATGGGAGCGGACGCCGCCCTTATCTGGTTGGCTAATACTTTGCACCAGAAGGTTTACAGCAATGACAAGCTTTCTACGAATGGCGGTGGCGCACCACAAATGACCAAACAGGAGCTCCACAACAAGATCATGCAGGAACGCGCTAAAACCGATCCGCGCACCGGCAAGCCAATCTATTCAGATAAAGCGCATCCTCAGCACAAACAACACTTTGCCTACGTTCAATCCTTATATAAGGATCTACACGAAATGGGCACGTCAAGCGAATAGCTTTGAATGCGGGACGGACGAAATACGTGCTGACGACCTCGGATTAATTTCCGAGGTCGTTTAGCTATAGCTTGACAGATAAGCTATAACCGTAGTCTAATTACGGCCGTGGGTAGCCCGAGAGCGGGGTCCACAGTCTAAAGAGTGTCCGGCATAGTCCGGGGAGCGCTTCCAAGACCGACAGCCAAAAGAAGGTTTGTCACTCTCTTGGAGCGTTTTTCGCTATGTCAGATTTAAACGTCACGATTCAACAGCACTGGGTTAACTCGTTCAGCGACACAGTTTTTGAACTTGCCCAGCAAACGAAAGCGCGACTGCGCGAACTCTGCGAATTTGAGCCGATTGTCGGCGCCAATAGATTCCTGGATCGGGTCGGCAGCGTCGACGTTCAGGACATCAATACCAGATCTCCTGAAATCGTGCCGTCTGACCTGCAATGGGACAGACGCCTCGCCACGCCTAACCGCGTGGGCGTTGCGTTCTTCGTAGACCGCAGGGATATCGAGCGCGTTCTGACCGATCCTAAGAGCACATACGCCAAGCGTGCGGCACAAGCTCTGGAACGCGACTTTGACCGCACCTGTATTTCCAGTTTGGCCGCAACCGTCTTTACTGGACAGAACGGCACCACTCCCGTTACCGCCGCCACTGACGGCGTCGCTACGGTGGACGGTACTCCTGGCTTCACTTATGACCTGATGCTGCAGGTAGACCAAAACTTCCAAGCTTACGAGATTGGAACGGAAGTCGGACTGCGTAAATTCTTGCTGATCTCTGAGCAAGAACACGCACAGCTCATGAAAGAAGGCGAGCTGATCAACAAAGACTTCACTGACCGCGCCGTGGTTGATTCCGGCAAGATCAAGCAAGTCATGGACTTCGACGTAGTTCAGTTCGGATCCAAGATGCCTATTCCGATGCTGCCGGTAACGGGTTCCGTCCGTCAGTGCTTCGCCGCCGTTTCCGGTCAAATGAAGGTCGTCATGCCTTCGACCTGGGATATCGAATGGCAGCCGCGTAACGACCGCTGGAAGACTGATCAACTGCTCGCCTCCGGCGAACGCGGCTTTGTCCGTATGCAGGGTCAAGGCATCCAGATCATTAACGCCACTGCGACATAAGCAGCGGAATAACGGCGGACTAATTCAAATTTCAAGCTAACGCAGAGGAAAGACCATGGCTGTACAAAATTACTGGAACAACCTGACCAACAACCCGCCGCAGGCAACGCCGGCAGGACAGGACGCAGAATACTCCAACACTGGTATTCGTCCTCATATCCTAGAGAACAGCGCTTCTGTGGCGGCGGCAGACAGCTCCGGTTCTACTTATCTCCTGTTCAAAAACGTTCCTTGGAACGCCCGGCTTAGAGAGCTGAAGCTTGAGAACGACAACTTAGGCGCCGGCGCTCAGATCCAGATCGGACTGGCTGATTCCCGCACCGGCACTATCATAAGTGCGACCTGTCTGTCAGCCGCGCAAAGCGCCGCTGCCGCTAATGGCAAGAACGCACCGCTTGATGGGCTCGCCGCTCTGACTCACGCTCAGACCTTGCAGGCTCTGTACGAAACTGCACTCGACACGCCGATCCCTCCGCAGGGACCGTACCGGTTTAACTATGACGTTGTGATGACGCTAAGTACTGCCGGCGGTTCCGCAGGCGTTGTCACCGCACGCGGCATACTGACGCCGGCAGGCTAAACCAAGCCTGACGGAACACACTACCCCGAAGAGGATGATCATGCGCAAAATTGTTCTAGCTATCTTGACTTTATTCACTGTCGCACTGCCGGCGGTGGCGCAGGTCAGTGAACCTCTGCAGTTCGAATATAAGTTCCGAGCACCGGCACTCTTCACCAAAACCGCCGTTTTCACGATTGGATCCGGCGGGCAGAAAATGGATAACTACGGCACCATTTTCCGCACGCAAGGAACTGTTAGCTCGGTTACTTCCGGCACGACTACCGTAGGCGTGACGCTTCCGGCTCGCACACTTATCTCGAACGGGCACGGTATTCGGCTGCGCGTTGCGGGACGCTGCGCAGCTAACGCTAACGCCAAGACGATTAACGTCGTATTCGGCTCGGCCACAATTCAAATTCTCAACGCCGTAGCGTCAAACGGCAAGGATTTTTATGCTGACGTGATGATTTACCGTACTGGACTGAATGCTCAGCAAATCTCGGTAGCCGGCTATGCCAACGGCGCGCTTATCGACAACCTGTCTACGGCGACTACGCAAGTAGAGACCGGCACACTTGCCTTGCAAGTGCAAGTCCCAGCCTCAACAGGTGCCGCCGACGTTGTGATCAACGACGTTTCGATTTTCGGTGAATCTGGGTAATGGCGGAGGTCTTTTATGGCCTCGCCTTTAACGTGGGTCGATCTAAGTAATCTCGCGCTTCTGTCCTGCTACCAGAAGCCGATTACTAATATCGAAGATACCGACGACCCTGCTGCCGTCGCCGCCAATCTCCTTTACGACCAAGTACGTCAGGAAGAGATCCGCGACGGTACTTGGAATTTCGCGCGAGCCCGGACAACGATCCCGCTCCTGCCGAACGTCACGCCGCTGACTGATTACATCGGCGCGTATCAGCTGCCGGTGGATTGCCTGAAGCTACACCACATCGGCACTGAATACGACTTGTGGAGTCCGCATTACCACGACGTCGTAGCGCAAAAGATCGTTTACTTCGGGCAGGCTGGCGATAGCTGGAATCTGATGAACGGCGATGAAAGCCCAGATCTCAACGATTTTCCTCCGAACTCGCTTTTTATCGAATACACATCGGACATAACTGACGTGTCTTCGATGGATGCCCTTTTTAAGAAAGTCCTACGCTACGCCCTGGCGAAAGAGTTTTGCATGGCGCTAAGTGGCGACGTGAAGACGCGCCAGCTTATGGAACAGCTCTACATGCAAGCGAAGCGTGAAGCTGCCGCTATCAACCATCAAGAGCGCCCCATGCGCATCGTCGAGCGGGATCCGGTCGCATTGGCACGTCTCATGGATACGGAAATCTGGGACGGTCAGATACCTGTGCCGCCGTCGCTCTGGCCAACAGGAGAGTAAGCCATGGCGGTAAAAAATCTCGCCGCGCTACTCAACTTCGTTGGCGGGGAAATCTCGCCGCAGATTGCTGCGCGTACAGATATCGAACTGCTTAATAAGTCTCTCGCTCGCTGCGAGAATTTCATCTGCCTGCCACAAGGCGGCTCGGCATACAGGCCGGGTACGTATAACGTCGGCATGACCAAGCTAAACAGTTCTGCATTTCTGATACCGTTTCAATTTAGCGCCGCAGACGCGCTCATGATTGTGGCGTCGAATCGGGTTTTCCGGTTCTATCGAAATGACGCCGTCGTGCTAAACACGGCGGTCAGCATTATCCAAATCACGCAAGCAAACCCGGCGCTCGTCTACGCGCCCGGGCACGGTTTCGTTAATGGCACTGAAGTGTATATTTCCGGCGTTGGCGGGATGAACCAGCTTAACGGACGCTTCTTTATTGTCGCCAACGCAGTCAATAAGGCTACGACGATAAGTGCGATCACGAAGGCAAACCCTGGCGTGTTTACCGCCAATGGCCACGGGCTGAGCAATGGTCAATACGTCACCATTAGCGGTGCCGCGGGCATGACTCAGGTAAACGGAAATTGGATAGTACAGAATGCTACTACTAACACGTTTACGGTCGAATCCTTGACTGGCGTTCCTCTCAACACGACGAGTGATCCCACCTATACCGCCAATAGCGCGAGCGTCGACGGAAGTAATTTCACGCTGCAAGATCAGTTCGCCAATAATATCAATTCAACCGCGTACGGCGCCTTCACGAGCGGCGGCACAGTCGCCAGCATCTACGAGCTGGCGACACCATACAACACAGCGGACCTTTCATTTATTCGCACGGCGCAGAGTGCCGACGTAATGTATTTGACCTGCTATAACGAAGTGGTGGGTAATTCCTACAACCCGCGTAAGCTAGTCAGAAATGGTTTCACCAACTGGACGCTCAATACCTACAAACGGAAAAATGATCCGTTCCCGTCCGTAGCGCACACGTCCTTTACGCCGACGAAGATAACGAAAGCGGTTGGCTGTACCGTCACAGTCTCTAGCACTAACGGCTTGTCGGCTGGCGACATTGTTTACGCTTTAAATATTGGCGGGATGATCGAACTCGACGGGCAGTTTTTCCAGGTCGGCGCCGTCACTGCTAAGACGTTCGAGCTACTTGACTCCGATGGGAACCCGGTAGATTCGACAGGATTCACTACATTTACATCCGGCGGCACGTTTACCAGGCATTTACGCGATCCCGCCTGTTGCGGATACTCCGCCGACGGGCGACTTTGCCTAGCTGCCACTGAGCAGAATCCAGAGGGCTTTTGGGGATCGCGAACGCCCAAAGGCATTCTGACCCGTTACGATGATTACACCATCTCCAGTAAATCGAGTTCGACAGATCCCACCCTAGCAATGGCGTTTAGCTTCTCGCCGGTCAACAACACCATTGACATGATTAGAGAAATGGTTCAGTTCTCGGGTATGTTCGCGTTGCTCGGAGCCAGTTCGATCCGACTAGTTTACGGCGCTCAACAAGGGCAGCCGGCAACGCCAATTGCGATCAACGTATTACCGACGATCCAAGGTGCAGCTCGAGTAAAACCGCTAGTCATTAACTGGGATTTGATCTTTGTCGACGTGAACGGACAGCGGTTGCGCGGGCTGCAGTACAACCTTGCCTATCAGACATTTCAGGCGAACGATTACAATCTGTCTTCTCCGCACTTCGGACAGGAATCGCCATTCATAAAATTGGCTTACGTTAAAGGCACGCCGGAAATGGTTTATGTCCTGAGACAAGACGGCATCGTGTTGGCGTTCACGTTCAACAACATCGAGAATATTGCCGGTTGGTCAAGGATTATTCCAGGCGGTGGCGGCCAGGTCTTGGACATCGGCACGATCCGCAAATCAAACGGGACTGATGAACTTTGGATGATCGTTCAGCGGACTTTGAACGGTCAGACGTTTACTACCGTCGAAGTCATGGACGTGCAGCCGATTATCCCGTCTCGAGATTCATTTTTCACCGGCGGCTACAAAATCAATCCGGATACAGCGAAAGCTACCGATGACGCCAACTGGCAAGCTGCCGCGTGGGAAGCGCTCAAAGCTACGACATTCCTCGATTGCTCTCTGACATACGACGGCACCGCCCGCGGCGCTGCGGCTGGAGCAAACATTACTATCACAGGTGACGCCACTACTGCCGGCAATACTGTCACGCTGACGGCGAGCGCTAGCGTGTTCCAAGCCAGCGACGTGGGTTCCCAATTCTGGAAGTACTACACGTCAACCGGCGCCGGCGGAGGCAGATTACAGATTACCGGATATACGTCAGGCACTTCCGTGCAAGCGTATGTCAAAGCGCCGTTCGACAACAATAACGCTATCAACGCTGGTAGCTGGGCATTTGCCGTCAATCAGCTTTTCGGTCTTGATTGGTATAACAATAGCCAGGTGAATATCCAAGCCGACGGCGGCGGACAGCCAGCGCAGACAGTCACCAATGGCAGTATCAACCTGAACATTTACGCTGGCAAGATTCAAGTAGGATTCGGCTATACCGGGCGTATGGTGACGCAGAATATATCTCTTGGACAAGGAACAGATAGCAAACCGAGAAACATAAAGCATATTTACGCTAGGTTCCTGAATACAATTGGCTGTCAGATTGGGCCGGATTCGTACATCTGCCCACAGGTCGTGAACAACAAAGCGAACCAGATTCCAGACCGGCCGCCGGCGCCGTTTACTGGAATGCTAAGACTGCGCCAATTGGATAAGTGGCAGGACAGCATGAAGCGGGCGACGGTTCTCCATACGGATCCAACTCCCTGCACGATACTTGCTCTGGAGTTCGAAGGCTATGTCACCGACCCACCGTAAATACAGCTACCGACCCTTTCAACTATCCGATCTCGACTGGATGGATTTGCTCGAGGCAGAAAAGAAAGTAGTCAGCAATAATGCTGAACTGCTTCGCGGATTCGCCACCAAAGATAACACCCGTAAAAGTTGTTTCGTGGTCATCTACATGGGTAGACCGTTGTTCATTGCTGGCTACTACGACCTTGGCGACGGTGCGGCGCAGATTTTTATTATCCCTGACAAGCGGGTTCTCGAACACCCGAAAGTGTTTATCAGGAACGTGATTAGATGGCGCCTGTGGCTTGAACGCCGTCCATGGTGTAGCCGGATTCAAACGACTTCCGTAGCGAACGAATTGATCGATCGGTGGATGGAAGCTATGGGGTTTGTTTGCGAACGCGAGCTAAACCAGTACAATGGGACGGGTCAAGACTATAAGCTATGGAGCCGAGTTAAGCTAGATGGGATTTGGCGGGCTATTTAACGAAGAGAATGCGTTAACCAACAGCGCCAATCAATTTGGTTTGCTGGCTGGCCAGATGCAGCAAAACGCTGCCAATGAACAGGCGACGGCTCTTGATAATCAAGCTAACGTAGCAATACAGCAGACGGCGCAGAATGTGGCGCTACAACAACGGAATATCGAAAACGCCGCTGGTACTCAGGCAGAACAGTATCTGTCTAGCGGCGTGGAAGACGTAGGCACGCCGATAGCTGTTCAGAATGAAACGAACCAGCTCGGACAGATGCAGATAAATTCCATGCTCCAGCAAGGACAGCTGCAGGCTAGCCTGTTGCGCACGCAAGCCGACTACGCGCAGGATCAAGGGCTTGAAGCCATGCTTGGCGCTAGAGGTAGCGCTGACATAAACACGCTACAGAATGAAGTTAACCAAACCCAAACCAAAGACCAGTTTATGAACAGCCTGATCGGCGGCATTGTTCCCGGCATCGTGCAAGGCGGTTTCAGCATACTTAAAGGCTTGATCTAATGGCAAAAATCACACCGTTTCAGGCTGACCTAGCTAACCGCCTTGTCGGAACTCCCGGCATAAATCCGGCTGCAGGAAAAGCAGCCTCGGAGCTGGCAGGCAAGACCGAACAACTCGAGGGAGCTGTTAACAGCCTCGCCAATCAGCAGGCAGGTTTTGAAGGCAGCTTGATGGGTTCGACTATTGGCGAAGTGGCGCGCGGGGCTGGCGAACTTTTCGCACAGCACGAAGCCAAAGTCAGGACGCAGCAACAGGCTTTAAACAAAGCGCATGTCGCTATCGCAGCGTACAAAGCCGCCGACGCGATGGACGATCAGCTAAACCAGGCGCAACAGCAACACGTCAATGACCCTGAGAACATTCCTTCCTCAGTGGAGGATTACATCCAGCAGCAAAAGCAGCCCTACCTCGATCAGTTCACGGATCCTCTTTTGCGGGCGCAGGCGGAAGAACACTACGAAGAACACGCGAACGTAATCAGAAACAAAGCGCGTGCAACTTCTCTCGACAAACAGACAAAGCAGCTCGAGGCGATTCCCGCACAGGTGACGACCAAAGGGCTCCAGGCGATAGCCAACGCTCCTGACGGCAGCCCTACAACCGTCATGAATGAATGGCAGACAAACATGCACAATGGCACTCTTGCCATTGGACGGCTTGCACCACAGCTCGGCAACAACTACACAAACGCGGCGCTCGACAATCATGATCGGCAATTGGCGAAAGGCGCTTACACAAAGATGGCGAGCGACCGCCCAGACGATCCCGTGCCTTCCATGCAGCAGATCGCCCAGACTCGCATCCTTCTGAAAGGGAATCTGTCGATCAATGAATCTCTCACGCCTGAAGATAAGAAAGAGATTCATGCGAGCCTTGATGCCGCTGAAAGTAGCGATGCAAGGAGACTACAGCAGAACCTCAAGATTGAGACTGCTAGTTTTATGTCGGCTTCAATAAGGAAAGCCGCCGATCTTGATGTACGCCGTGACGATCCGGAAGTACAGCAAAAACAGATCCAAGCATCGATTAAAGGCTTGGATGCCTTGAATGTAGATAAAGAATCTATCTTGAAAGACGCGCAGAATTTTCCGGCGGAAGTCACGGCGGCCAGACTTCAAGCCAACGAGACGCAGGCGCGCGAACTTCGTAGCCTTATCGATCTGGCTCAACGGCACATCGACTATAAGAAAGCGGTTGATCGGCAAGACGCGGCGGAAGCCCGCCGGATACAAGCCGAAATACAGAGAAACGAGAATGAAGCGAAGCGGGAAGCAAAAGCCCAGCTTAACGCTGAAGCTACTGACGCCGTCGCTGATCTTCGAGAGCGTCGCGACAATATCCGCACGTTAATGACGGAAGATCCTATCGGTAACCACGATCAGATCGTTCAAGGATTGGCGGAAGCTCACCAGAAAGCGTACCTGATAAACAAAGCGTACCCGGCAAAGTCCTCAGAACTTACCTCTACTATCAACCTGCTTGACGCAGCGGCTATGCAGTACGCGAAGAACTTTAAGCGCGACTGGTACGACATCGGCGGCCAGCTTCAGGACTACGGCACGTATTTTTCCAGCGGGCTCAAAGATAGCGCTGTGAGCGTGCAACGTAAGACGCAATTTGTCAATGACGTAAGAGGTTTGGCGCAGCAAATGGACGATGCCAGTAAGATGGAGAAAACCGGAGCGGCAATCAATCTCACGCCACGCGCACAGGAGATGGCCAGCAAGTGGTTTGACTCCTGGCAAAAGACTAACCCGAACGCGACCGCTGCCGTTAAGCTTCAATCGCAGCTGACGATCCAGCAATACGCGGCAAAACAATTCCCGCCGCCTCCATCTGCAAAGCAGCTTGAAAATGCTGGACAGCCGCATACTTTGCGGACAACGAAAGCGCCAAGCACGAAAGGTTTTGTTTCGCCTCCTAAAGTAGCGCAGGACTCGAATAATGGCGAATGATCAGCAAACAGCAACGATTCCGCCGGAACTGCAGGGCGCACTTCAACAGGTGCAACAGGCTAATGCAGGCAGTTCAAGGACGCCATTAGCGACAGTTCCCGATGGGCTGCCCGACGAATTATCTCAGCAGCTTAAAGGCGTTGCTGAGCAGGAACCGCCAAGAGTTTCACCGACCGGACAGACGATTGAGCCTCAGCCCGGATGGCAGAATACGTGGAAAGGAATTACCGGCAATCTGGTAGGTGGCTCCTATGGCGCCGTCAAAGAGGCGGCTGCCGGTCTTGCCATTGGCGGCGGACTCTCTGACTTTGAGCAGCAGAAAAAACAAGTCGAAGATGACATTTATCTTCGCGCGCAGGCTGATGCGGAGGACTACGCAAACGGTCCGGGGCATAACCTGCTTACCGATATTATCGGCGGTGGCGTCCACGTTCTGCCCATGGCGGGAATCGGTTTAGGTGCAACGGCTTTAGGCACTCTTGCTACAGCTCCATTCCTTGGACCGGCAGCGCCATTTGCCGGGCTTGGCTTCGGTGCTCTGACAATGGGCACGCTGGCAACAGGTCAGGGGATATACCGGCACATGAAACAGGGCTGGAGCAAAGACCACGCGCTAGCAGGCGGTTTGTTTTCCGGTGCAGTGGCAGCCGCAATGCAATTCGTAGGTATGGGAGCCAGCGAGAAAGCGGGAGCCGACACATTAGCGACTCTGGCATCGTCGCCAACTTTTCGGCAGGCAGTCACGGAAGTGACCGGGCATATCGCTAAATCCATAGGCGTGAACGTCGGACTTGCCGGTGTGACTTCAGTAGCTGACGGAGCAGTAGATTATCTGCTAGCGGCTAAGCCTAAGACAATGCAGCAGGCGCTTTCGGCAGTTGCGCAAGAGTTTTATCAAAGTTCCGTTGCCGGTGTACTTCCGGCAGCCATCATCGGCGGTGGCGCGGCGGCGCTCGGCATCCGTGCGCGCATGAGTGCGACCGAACAGCATATCGAAGTTCTACGAAAAGCACTCGATCATGCGACACAGCTTAAAACGAAAGCGGAGCAGCCGACGCTCGAAGGGCACGTCGAAGAATCTGTCAGCGCAGACGATTTAGAAGCTCAACGAAAGAACCTCGAAGCTGGCATTAGGCGCAGCACGATTATTCGTGCGGGCTTGGCGATTAAAACGGCACCGAATGCTGGCGCCAAGGTTTTAGATATCCTTGCGAATGGCGGCACTCCTGACGAAGCCGCAGAAGCTCTGATTGACAGTGAACCCGTCGATAAGCCTACGGGAGAAAAGGACCGGATACGTAGCTTCAATATCTACAAAGACACCGCCGGGCTGAACCTCGACGGCTTACTTCGATACGTCTTTCAACACGTTCCGCCGGCGGAGCAGGAAGCGCTAGTAAGAGCGCTCAGCATTGATCAAGCATCCAACGAAGCTGAAGTGAACCGGATGCTCTACCAGCAGCTTGCCGACACGCTTTTGAAAGAGGCTACGGGCCTTGATGATGCGGGCTTGACAAAGCTGATGCATGATGCCGCCACCACGAAAATAAAAGGCAAGTGGTCCGACGGAAGAACGATTCAAGCGCCGGACGAGTACGGTGTCATGCACGTTATGTCAGTGGACGAGGCAATCTCTTACCTGCTATGGGCTGAAAACTCCGATGCTCAAGCGGCGCTGTACGCACCGGACGGTAACAACTTTCCGCGCGACTATGAGATCACTTTAACCGAGGCCATTAAAGCGCTTCCTGAAGGTCAAAAGTATCTCGACGCACTTGAAGGTTTCCGGAAGTTTTACCTTCAGATGGGAAAGACGCTGAAAGAAGTCCACGACCGCGCGACCGGCGATGATCTCGAACTCCAAATAAATCACGGCGGAACGATTAGGCGTGTCGGCACAGTTCAAGCCGACATGACAGAAATTGAGTCGAGGCTTCCCGGTCAGGAGTACGTCGCAAACAATGGCGAGAGAGTCGAATCCACGCATAACGCTACTATTGAACGAGGCGCATTGACTACAGCTATAGCCAAGCGTGGTGCTTTCGCTAACGCGCATTCCCATGCGGTGGCGACAGCTAACTACGAAGCCAATGTCGAGAGAGCTGGATTCTGGAATCAGTTCGTAAATGATCCTGACGTCGTTCAGGGGATCACCGGCAAGTGGAATAAAGGACTTCTTGAAAGAATCCGTGATCGTTACCGGGATCAAGTTCATGGCGTCCCAGCGGCGCAACAGGGTAGCATCGCTGAGATCGACAACATAATTCGCGCCAACCGCGTAAGCGTCTTAGGCAGCAACCCTATCTATACATTGCAGCACTGGTTTACGCTGATTAACTTCTTTCTTGCACGAGACAATGAAGGCGTGCAGATTCCGTTTAACGAGCTGTCTGACGGCTTTCAGCATTTCTTTCTAAACAAAATAGAAGCGGTCAACGAGATTCAATCCTGGGATGAAGTAAAAGCTCGATACGCAGACGTTAATACCGTTGGCGGCATCGCTTCAGGCGAGCGAACGCCAGAAGAAGTGAACTACGAAAAGAACGCTTTGCAATGGTTCCAGAAAGGCGACATGCCCGCGCTTGAAGCAGGAACGTACGCGGTCTATCACGTCATCCTTAATCGCACGGGTGACGCTGTCTTGGCAAAGCAGACAGCGATCCAGGCGTTCAAAGACTGCCTGGCCTCCGGTTCTTCGCAGCAGTGGACAGACTTGACGACAAACAAAATCACTAAGCTGTTTACTGCTTTCGAGCAGCCGACGATTAGGCTGCGGCAGCACTCATTTGAAGCCAAGCTAACCGCCAACAATTTCCCGACGGCTAAGCATTTCCAAGACCAATTGCGTGCGGAACTCGTCGCACGTACGGCGTCGACCGTATTCCTGGCGCCGAAACTCGCCGTCGCTGTGGCTGACGCTGCGATACTGCATAATCCCAGTACATTGTTCAACACTATGCTACGCATGGGGACGACGCTAACCTTTGGCAATATGCTGCCCGGCGCGAGCACGATAGGTGAGTCAGTTGTGGCGGCGGCTTCCGGCGGACGCTATGACCCTGACGTTTCCACGCCAGTAAGTCGGGTTGTGATCGGCGCGGCGAAAGCCGCAGGAATGGCGTCAGCGATGGCGACCGGGCACACGCCGCTGTCATTTCATCACATCTTGCAAACCGTCATCGGCGTTTACCAGGCGCAGGCGTTGATCGGCAAAGGTAAACCAGTCGCGCCGATGATCTGGCTCGACAAAATTTTTGGAGGAAAATAACGTGACCGTACCGAATACCAACTATATGAATAGCTATACCGGCGATGGCGTTACGACGCAGTTTAGCTATACGTGGAATATCACCGAATCTCAGATGTTGGCGGTCTATGTCAACAACGTTTTGCAGGTGCAAGGAACTGACTATTCATATACAACGAATATCAATACTAGCCAGGTCGGCGGCAATATTACCTTCAGCTCGGTTTATAACGGCGTGAGCCACGTTGCGGGTCCGCCGGCAAACGGTGCGAATATTCAGATCATCCGCCAGTCAAACCAACTCCAGTCGAACAACCTGAACAACAATCAGGCCATGCCGCCGTCAACAGTGATGGCGATGATCGATAAGCTGACCATGTTGGTTCAAGACGCGCTACGCTACTATCTGTCGCCAGCTACTACGTTTGCTGCGGGGACGCTCTATACGTTGCCTCATAAGCTAGGGTACGTTCCCACTCGTCTGCAATATCTTCTTATATGCACCGTAGCAGAAGCTGGCTACTCTGTTGGGGACACGATTGACATAACGCCTCAGTTTAATGCGCTTGGCGCGGCTCAAGTCGATATGACAAATATATACGTTAGGACTCTAAGCGCGCTTGGCGCTATAAACGTTCCGCACAAAACTACGTTCGCTTCAACCGCGCTGACACTTCCTGCTAATTGGCAATTACAAGTTGCCGCTGATGTGACGTAGCTTGACCGTCGTTAAGCTATAGCGTAAAGTTTAAGCTTTGAAAGCTATAGCTAAACTAGGAGTCGTCACCATGATCGGAATTAATATCGAAGCACTCGCCAAATCTGAGATCGCGAAGGTCGAAGCCAAACTGAAAGCCATTGACGCCGATCATGACGGACTGTCCGACCTGGCAGAAGCGGAGAAGCTTGTCAGCGAAGCTGTTGCCGACCTGAAGGTTCTTGAAGCGAAAGTGTCGCCGGCAGAGATGGCGGCTGCGCTTAACGTACTCTTTCCCGGCAAGTTCAATGCCGCCGAAATTGCCTCTGCTGAAGCTGCGGTCGGAAAGATCCTCAGCGCTATTAGCCATGCGGCGGGCATGGCGAAGGCTGCGCAAGCGGTGCTCTAAACGGAGTCTCAATGTGTCAGACGAGCGACAGGAGATAGAAACCAATGGAAGCGTTACTTCCGGTAGCGATTCAGTATGTTCTTGCGGGAACTCTCGTTTTGTCGCTCTCTGCGCTGTTTTTTGGAAGACCGTCCGAACCGACTTCGAACACCTCCCACAGTCTGATCGATCCGCCGCGATAAAGATCCTCGCCAACTGGATTGGTGTGATCTGCCTGGCGTTCGTAGTCTGTTCCTTTATCTATCCCGACCGGGTGAATACGGCAATTGCTTCGCTCGGTTCACTGGCAACAATCATTGCGCTAATCGTGCAGCACAAAGCAGGCAAGAAAGATGGCTAATCAAGTTCTCACGGAAAAGAAGGCTAAGCAAATATCTGAGTGTGGTCTCAAGCTACTCAAAGAGTACGAAGGACTGCGCCTTGAAGCCTACAAAGATTCTGTCGGCGTCCTGACGATTGGCTATGGGCATGCAATTAAGCCCGGCGAGTCTTTTCCTGACTGGAAGATTACGACCGAAGAGGCGGAAGAACTGCTTCTGAAAGACGTAGCTTGGGCCGTCGCTGTGGTCAACGCTACGCCGAATGCCGACAAGCTGAACGCCAATCAATTCGACGCGCTAGTTTTGCTCGTCTTCAACATTGGCGCTGAAGCCTACAAGGAATCAACTATCCGCCGGTACGTTGCCAGTCAGCGCTACGAATGTGTGCCCGATCAGTTCATGCGCTGGGTCAGAGGCAAAGTTAATGGCGTGATGGTAAAGCTTCCCGGCTTAGTAAACCGTCGCAAAAATGAGGTTGTTCTATGGAAATCAAAAGCCTGATCTTGGCTATAGCTGTTTGGTGCACGTACTCAACTGTTGATAGTGTCGCTCAAAACAACATCGACAGTAAGCCCGTCAAACCAGCACATAAGCTTCACCCTGTCGCTGCGATCAAGAAGGTCGCCGGCGGCGCGAAGTTTGCCGTTCAGCATCCCGTCAAGGCTTGTCAGAAAAGCTGCGAAGGCGCCTATAACTTCAGCCAAAAGCCGAAAGTGCAACACGCCGCAGCCTTCGCTAGCACCGTCGGAGCCTTTTCAGGCGCCGTTTATTTTGTAAAAGGTATCACCATTCCGAAAGTCGGCTGGTAGGAGGTTCGTTATGTCATTACCCGGGATGCCGAAGTGCTATAGCCAAGCTATAACTAACGTGGCTACTACGGTGAATATCCGTCTCTGTCGCGCGTTAGTCATCCAGGTCGACAGCGGACAAGACATCTACGTCACCTTCGACGGAACCACGCCGACAGTGAACGGCGCAAACTGCCTCAAGATTCCTGCCGGAACTCAGTGGCAGAGTCCGCAAAACATCAATATGGGTATCGACTCGTTTAAATACATCGGATCCGCTGCGACGGGCCACCTGTCCGTTTTCGCGGCTTAAAGAGGAAAAATCATGAAAAAATTCATAGCCCTTCTAGCGGCACTGCTCACGTTCTGCAGTGCCGCATACGCGCAGCAATACAACGTCCTGCCGACCGGGACACAGGTAAACGTTATCCCGATTGACGCTACTTCAGGGCTGCCGGCAAATATCGGATCTCGAGTCACGACCACAGCATTCCAACCGACTGGATATACGGCGGCGCCTTCGCAGCCAGACGCTTCTATGGTTGTCGGATCTGATGGCCGGATCTATTTGCCGGTCTATAGCGGCACGGTATACGCCATAGCCGCCATGAGTACCGGCGGTCAGTTCTCTGTCTACACATTGCCCACAAACAACGCTGTTGGTCAGCTCACGCTTGGCTCTGACGGGAATGTCTACGGTACCTATGCAGGTCTTAATAAAATATTCCAGTTGACGACAGCTGGCGTTTTTACTGAGTTCACTTTGAACGTAGGCACGACGTGCTACGGCATCATTTCGAACTCCGCTGACAGCAACCTTTACGTAGCGAGCGCTACCGGCGTAGTGATGCAAGTGAACACGTCCGGGTCCGTTCTCGCTACTGTGAACATGACTGGCACCTACAACAATGGACAGCTTGCGCTTGACTCACAGGGGCAAGTTTGGGGCGGTGAATCTGGCAAGTTGTTTACGGTTACGACCGCGCCTGCAATCACTGAGTATTCGATAACCGGAACGCCGACAGCTATCTGTGCAGATCCCACCACTACCACTGTGTGGGCTATGGATGCTGCAGCCGGGACTATTTTTAACGTCGACGCGCAAACGGGAACGGTCTTATCCAGCGTACCGTTCGTGACGACGCCCGCCACTGGCGTAACAAATTGGGGCAACCTCACGGTGTTTGGCGGCAATTTGTACGCCACTGAAGGATCGATCAACCAGCTTGTCTCGATCAATACTTCCACGCTGGATCAAACTCAGTACGCACTTCCGCAGATTAAGAACCTGACCGGAATGCTAGTCGGATCAGACGGTCTTCTTTACGCCTGCTCAGCGTCGACTGGATTCCTTTATCGTCTGGAATTTTCCGGCGCTCTACAAGTAGTAACGGCTGACGTGGTATCAGGCGCGGTGCCGATGCAAGCAGCCGCCGTCACTAACAGCAATGGCGCTATTCTCAAAGTCGGCGGCACACCTACCGCTATCGTCAGCATAACTGGCAGCTTCACAGCAACCGTAAACTTTGAAGCTTCATTTGACAATTCCAACTGGGTAGCAATCGCGGGAGCCAAAGTAGGCACTGGTGGAATCAGCACGACCGCCGCCGGCGCCGGCGACTGGGTTATTCCGATTCAGGGCTATCAGTTCTTACGTGCTCGGATCAGCGGGCGCACTGCTGGCAGTGTCACCGTCAACGGCTACACATCGACCTCTCTTTCGGTGCCTCTGCCTGGCAGTACCAACGTGATCGGTTCGGTGACTCAATCCGGTACTTGGAACGTCGGACTTAGCGCGGGTAGTAACGTAATTGGCGCCGTCACTCAATCTGGTACCTGGAACATTGGCAGCATAAGTACTCTGCCTTCGATTCCCACAGGGTCGAATGTCATTGGTGGTGTCACTCAATCTGGTACTTGGAATATCGGCAGCATAACGACGCTGCCCGCATTGGCGACAGGCAGTAACGTAATCGGCGGCGTCACTCAATCCGGTACCTGGAATATTGGTAGCATAACTACTCTACCTTCCATTCCTACCGGATCGAATACTATCGGCGCCGTTACCCAGTCCGGTACTTGGACGGTACAGCCGGGTAACACGGCGAACACCACGCCATGGGTTGTGAACGACACGACCGCAAATCTTTCTCAGGCTTCGACTACGAGCGGCCAGAAAGGCAATTTGATAATGGGTGCTGCAAGCACCACTAACCCGACGTTGACGAACGGGCTCACGTATCCGATCAGCCTTACGCAGAACGGAGCTATAAGGGTAGACGCTTCGCTAACATCAAGCACGCTGCCAGTCAGTCTGAGCGGTACAAATAATTTCCAACTTCTCGGCATAGCCAAAGGAACGACTTCGGCGCTGAATGCCACCGTGACCAGCCTCGACGCCAACCATAACGGGCTTGACGTAAACGTGGCGAATGGCGCGACTGTCAACGTGCTTGGCGGGAATAACACAGCGCCGCTGTTCGTCAACCCGACGATCAATGCCTTCAACACTCCAAGCCAGAGCACGTACATCGCTACGGCTCAGTCCATTTGCGCAGGAAACGATGGAAACATTTGGGGCCTCGAACCGGGCGCGAACAAAGTTTTCAAAATGACGACAAGCGGGAACTTCACCGAGTACACGATCCCGACTGCCAACTCACAGCCCACCTGTTTGATCCAGGGCAGCGACGGCAATATGTACGGCACTGAATCCGCCACTACAGCGAACAAGGTCTTTAAGCTCACGACTACCGGAACGTTCACCGAATTTGCAGTAACGACGGCCTCGGCAAAGCCGTTCGCGATCTGCCAAGGTACGGACGGAAACATTTACGGTGTCGAGTCGAACACAAACAAAGTGTTCAAGATGACTACTTCGGGGACGTTCACTGAGTTCTCCACCGGCGTAACGAGCTTTGTCCCTGCCGATATTTGCCAAGGTGCTGACGGACTACTTTACGTAGCTGGAAACGGCGGCACTAACCAGATGTTTTCCATGACTACGGGCGGAACGTTCACGCAGCTGGGAGCCGGCGGAAGCAACTACGTTTGCCATGGCGCTGATAATTGCATTTACTTCTCTGGCGGATCTCAGGCTGGAGTCATTTACCGCTATGACGGGCACGCTGTTACTTCGTTTGACTCAACAGCCTTTTCTCTGACCCCAACAAAAATGGCTGTAGCGTCGGACGGCAACTTCTACGGCGGCGTCAGCGCGGGAGGGATAGGCCGAGGCGGGGTTGGCGGCCAGCTAATTCAAGTCACTCCAGAAGGCGTGACGTCGCTTTTCCCTTCCACTTCGTTTGACGGCGCAATCGTCAGTACTTGTGAAGGAACCGACGGTTTTCTTTATGCGCTTAGCGAAGACACTGTTGGGTCAGTCTATAAGGTCTTTCAAATTAAGCAGGCACAAGCCTTCGTAAATTTAGCGCAGGGCGGCCGTGTCCTTTCCCAAACAAACGCAGTACCCGTCAAACTAGCAGCGCAGGACAAATCGACTTACGTAGCGACAACTACAGCTACGTGGGCAGTGGCTTCCGCGGGTACTGACGTTGTCGTACTTCAAGGGGCTCTTTTCCGTACTGTAAAAGTTCTCCGCATCCGAGTTTGGGGGAACCAGAGCACGGCGGCTGCAACTGCTTTCTCTATAGTGAAGCGCACTACCGCAAACAGCGGTGGCACCTCCACTAGCGTACTGCCGCTGTCCATGGACGACGCCAACCCTGCAGCAAATTCAGTGTTTACGCAGTACACAGTAAACCCGACTACGCTTGGGACTGCAGCAGCGAGCATAAGCGCGAGAGTCGTTACCTCAAACACCCTTCCTACCGGACCTTATGCCATTTACGAAGCGCCTGTAGGGGGGCAGCCGATTACTTTAAGGTCGCCTGCAGCAGGCACAGCGGAATACTTGGCGATCAACTGCAACGGTAACCCGCCAACAAACCTAGTTGTAGAAATCACTTGGACTGAGGAATAGCCTCAACCTGATTCCTAATACTCTTCATAACATCCGGGTACTGCCAAAACTCAGTAGCCGGCTGTTGCTTTGGCAGCGGTGACCGCATGGCGATCCAGCCGGCAACCAGAGTAAGTAGAATGGCGATTATTGTGTCTCGGCTCACTTTTTCTCCCTCAGGTCTTAACGCGGCCAGTCTGGATCGCATTTGTCGCACAAAATATCAGCACGGTGGAAGCACTCTGTGCACCGGCAGGCATCACACGGGCCGCCGTTATTCGCACATTGCGGTTTCTTGCATTTGCCGCACTTGTCGCAGAATTGGGACTCGCTGTAATGCACACCGTTGGGGCAGTCGTGCACGATGCAGACCTTTTCGTTGTCGCATTGGCCACACCGGGGATGGTCATAACGCGCGTCGAGTTGCGCCTGCAATTCTTTGACGCGCTCTCTCAAAGCATTCACAGCCGGCCAATTGGTCGCGTCCACTACGGCACGGTTAAACAGCGTCATAAGCGGTTCCTGTGTCATCTGTTACTTCTCCTTGATTACGATTACTTCCAGCAACTTGATCGGATCGCCCGTCTCTACCTCGTCGCGATTCCATTCGCCCGCATCCTCGTCTCTAACGAGTTTCTTCGCGTGTTTCAGGTTTTCGGCATAAAACACTTCCGAGCAGCCGGTCGCGTCAATGTGCCAGATAGCTCTAAATTTGGGCATATTTTCACCGTCTCATAATGCTGATTACGTATTAAGCTAGCTGCCCCAGCGGAACGCCAGCAAGATCGAGCGCCTTGGCGTAGCCAATGCAGATCGATTGCCAAACGTCCGGACCTTCTACCATTCGCCCCGTCTTCGGGTTCTTTACTTTGTCGAACTCTTCCAGCCAGGGCCAGCGCTGCAGGCAGAAAGCCTTTTGATCTTTCTTGCAGAGGTTCCGGCGCTTGTCTCGATTGGGTTCCTCGTAGTGGTGAGGTAATCCGATCCGGCGCTGCCACCACGTTGATTCAATCAGTTCAATAGGAACACCGCACACGTCGACGATCACATAAGGCGCGCCGGTATGCCAGCCGAAATTAAACTGACTCTTCCCGCCTTGTCCTGCCCAGCCGCCGACTCTTTCGAATGCGCACAACTCAGGATGCGTGATCCAGCACCACAGATAGAGTTCGCGCCAATAGCTCGGCGTCGTGAACGACAAGACTTTAATCAGTTCGAGATCGTCGAACTGTGAAGCGCTGCCAGACTCGGCGGGATCGATCGCGAAAATTCTAGCCATATCTCTCCCCTGACCATGCTTCAAAACCAATCGGCAACCCGCCTGACCACGGCGGCTGTGTCGTATTTACCAACAAAGTAAGTTGATCTCTAGCCCATTCCTCTTTGGCTTTCGGAACTTCCATCGTCCACTCGTCGTAGCATTGGTGCACAACGGCGCCAATGTTTTCGTTGGCTTGGCACATATACCAAGAGGAAATGTCGTAGTTTAATCCTTCAGCTATGTTTTGAATCGTCACGCACTTCGACACTTTCTTGCGGAGCCCGCGCGCCAGGTAAGACCAATAGACTTCTGTATCCTCGTCGTCATCATCCTGCTCGGCATCGTTCAAAACGGCTTTGTACTTTGACCGACGTGACATGCGAAGGTCATGATAGAAAAGTTGTCTGCCGGATGGCAGCGTCAGGATTCGCAGGTTCCCTTTCTTCTCAATAAAGATTGGACCGGCTTGACCGCCATTTATAAACGCCTGCCACAGTTGCGCCCAGTAAGCTACGATCTGCGGGAAGTCTCTACGGAAACGCTGCTTAACGATGTCAGCCGCTATCCCTTGGCGTTCAGTCAGTGGCTTCAAAGGAAGCTTAGCTAGGTAGTTTTCAAAGTACAGTTTCCGCCCGCTCTCAATTTCGTGCATAGTGGCATTAGGCAAAATGAAGTCCGCGAGTCCGTCCATCGGAACGTTGTATTGCTCGGCACCACGCTGAAACGCGCCAATACCGCCAGCGAATCCCATAGACAAAACGGTAGCTTTGCAAGCTGTGCGCTCGATCAGGTCTGCTTTCGTAATCGTCTTGCCCCACAGTGCAGGACCGTAGGCACAGTACGGATCGCCCGACCGAAACAGATCAAGGAATGTTTGATCGTCTGCGGCATAGCCAACGCATCGAGCCTCAATCTGGGACAGATCGCCACCTACCAAGACGCTTCCAGGACTGGCTTTGATCATTCCTCTGAGTCCGTGCTTCAGACCGACACCGGCATCAGCGCACACGCTGATCAGAAGCTCAGGCACTTCATGGATTAAGTTAGCCCAGTAGTCTGCCTTCGTTGTTCGTGGCAGATTCAATAGTTGGACTCCACGACCTTTGACCCTGCCGGTCACCGCGCCGTAGTGATCGAACTCCTGGTAAAGTCTTCCGTTTACGTGGCGCCGTTTCATCTGATCGTATTTGGCAACAGATGAAAGCCCGGCTTCCTGTCTAAGCTCCAGCACCTGGCGCACGGCGGGCGGGAGGTCAAGGCTTAGCGTGCGGCGTACAGTGTCGGCGGTGCAGTCAACCATTTCCACGCCCTGCAGTTCGCACCACTCTTTGATTTTCTTAGGATTGGTGGCGGCTGGCACGAAGCCGTTTGTAAGCTGCGCCATACGGTGGTCGGCTTCAATGCTGAGCTGTTCTTTCAAATAGACCGCATTTTCTATAGCCCGAACGTCAATTGGAACACCGCGCATATTGATCTCTACGTCCAACTCCCACAGCTTTTGAACGGCTGGCGGAAGATCAGGCAACTTAAAATCAATATCGGCTGTGACAAGTACATCCGTTTCGCAGTACGAGTACAGACGGGCAAACTCTTCCGGCTTTTGCACAGGAGTCCATTTGCCGGTCGCCAATTCTTTCATGACGCCTTTGCCGACAAGGTCTTTCAACAGTGAACACTGCAGAGCCTTGGCTGCCTCGTCAAGTCCGCGCGGATACCCGTAATATCCAGCCTTAGCCATGGTATCGATCACACGGCTCGGCGGAATCTCGATCCCGAGAACGTTCTTGATGATCGCCAATTCAAAGAGAGCATTATGGAAGACAAAAATGACAGCCGGATCCGCGAGCATTTCCAGAATGAATGCGCGCATGGCGGCCTCTTCGCCGTACTTAAACGTTTTTGTGTAAGCGAAGCCTTTCCGCCAGCGGAACACAAAGCAGTTAATCCGCGTGGTCGGATCTACCGAGTATCGGTAAGGGCCGACTTTCTCCAGGTCGGCTTCGCTTGAAGTTTCGCAGTCTCCGTGGACTCTCACTGCAACACGCTTTTTCCTTTCGGAATCAAGATCCGGTGTTTCTTGCGCGTGTGAAACTCGCAGCGAACCAGGAAGTACTCAGCCAACGTTCGCGCCGATCCTTCCTGGCTGGTAGCAATGGTGGCGATCACCTTATGGTCACAGCGCCGGCACTGAGCCGTCAGGCTAATCAAGGTATCTTCGTACTGCTTGCCGTGTTTCGTCTTATAAGACTTCGAAGCCATCGGCTGCATGTTCTTGTAGTTGTCTTTGACGAGCGAATAGAGGACGTTACAGGCTTCAAGAAACCCAGCTACTTCCGGTCCTGTCAGATACTTCTTTAAGCTTTCTGGTGTCTCGCCCATAACGTCCTCTCATTCGTCCTATGTCAATGGCGTGCCGACGGTTTGCGGAGTTTCAATCGTGCTCAGCGTTAAGTGTGCGCCTTGAGTCCGTCTGAAATTGTCCAAGTAACGGCGTAACGCTTCGCGTATTAAGTCTGATCGCGTCCGGTGTTCGCACTGAGCAATGTAATCAACTTGTTCGAGCATCGCCGGCGGTAACGCGATCAAAATTTTCTTAGGCATTTCGGATAGCTCCTTTATAAGCTAGTTAACTGACACCATATACGGTATCACGTTTATAGCTTATACGTTGCGCATATCGGGGAAGAAAATTGTTTTCAGCATGAGCCCGAACAGTTCGCCAATAGCTAATCCGGCTGCCAGCGGTGTAAGCAACAGAATCAATTGAAAAGTCTCAAGCATGGATCGCCTCCCGGCAGTGGTGGGGTCGGCTGCCGCCTTATTCGAAACACCTGGGAGGGAGTCGAAGATCGGCGGCAGCCTAGTTCTTAGATCGCGATCTTCCAGGGATCAGGCTGTCCTGCAGGTGGCGGCGCCAGATCCGACGGCGGCGCGAAACTGCCAAAGACAGCATCGGGCGAAGCCTCCGGTACCAGGCGCGGCCCTTGGCGAACCAGCAGGACTTGATCGAACGACAACAACACTTTCTTGTGTATGTTGCCCTCCCAGTAGCAGTGTCCGAACACGCGCACGGTGCAGCCGTCCCAAATTTCGCTAGGATGGCACGGGATCAAAACGCGCTGAGAAGCGTCAAGCAAAGTCTCGCCTCTTGCTACGCGCTTCACGTTCTCTTCTTGAACGCGCTGAGCGTCAGCCGAGTTTGCCGGGTCAGTGAAGCGGACGACTTTCGGTGCCGCCTCAGCCACCTTACGATCGTACTCAGCGCGAACGGTCGGGTTAGTCAGGTCCGCGCCTTCCATCTTTAATGACTTCAGCGACAAGGTCTTGCTCATGCTGAGCACGTACTTACCATGAGCGTAGCCATAGAGACTCGGGTTCCTGCCTGGCATTTCTTCCAGCTTACGCAAGATGCCGGTAGGTCCAAAGACAAAGCTTTGCCAGAGATTCGGGTTAGGCGCGTTAGCTTGCGCTACGCGGCTTACTGCGTCGATGATCGAATTGTTGGCAGTGAAAGCGTCAACCAGAGGGTCAAGCGACAATTCCAACGTATAGGCTTTGCTGCCTGCGCGTTGTCCGTCCTTAGCTTGTCCGGGATGCAGAAGCGAGAAGTTGAGCAAGCCTTCAGCGGTTATGAAATCAGATTTTACTTTTGTGGCCATGGTCTATCCTTTGTTGTTTGTTGTTTTAAAACGGGTCGCCAGTAGCATCCCAGTGGTGAGGGGTACGCTATGCAACCGCCGTGGCTGCATCTTTCTTCTTTCGGGTACGCTTGGGTTTTGGCTCGTCCGACTTTGGGGCTTCCGGCTGTGCCTCCGCAGGCGTCGCCAAAGACTCGAACGGGCTGGCGGCAGATCCCGGCTTCAGTTTCTTTCCGGTACTGGGTCGGACGGTCGCCGGGAAGTCGACAGTTATGTTTTTCGCCTTCCAGACTTTCTCGAGTTGAGCAGGGCTGATTGTCGAGACTTTCGTAATGACGTATTCGTTTTCTTCGAGTCCGGCGACAGCGCAGACTAACTTAGTTTGATCTTCGTCCTGCCAGGCTCGATTACCTTCGCCATCTTCCAAGTGAAATTCTGGAACTCCGGTCGGATCGAGTTTCAAGATCTCGACGGCGTCATTCTCTGCTGCCGTCAGCACGTCAATAATGTGTTTCTTCATGCTGAGTAGCTTAGACAGCCGTATACCGCGCGGTTGTTCTATCTGACCTTCAAGCAAGCCGGACCAGATGCCGGCGCTTTGCTCGTTTATCCAGGCGGATCGGGCTTGGCAGGTCGACCGGATCGGACACCAGTAATCCATGCAGTGATCGCCTGGGATCTTGTCGTAAGGATTAGCTATAGCACGGTCAATGGCTGCCTTGTAGATGGCTTCGTAAGCTGGCAGGTCGACCGCCGGCAGCGACCATTTACGAACGTGGATCTCGCCGTCACTGTCCGATTGAACGATGACAAAATGCCAGTCCTTTAGCGTAGCGCGGACCATCGGATCTAGCTTGTTGTAGCGTGACACCGCGTAAAAAATCAGCTGATCGTTCTTTTCAGCGGACACTAGCTGATTGCCTGACTTGTAATCTATCGTGATGCCGTCGCCAAAGAGTTTGAAGCCGTCAACGTCAGGCGTCCCGCCGGCTTCCGGGTAATCCGGATGGAAGTCCAGCATTTCTTCAATGTGGACGTCAGCCATAGTGAATCCCAACTCTGCCAAGACAGCTTTGATCTTCTGTCCGGCAGCGACAGCAATTTTGCATTCTTGCAAATCGCGCTCGGATAGCGTAAAGCCTTCGCTCGACAAGCTCGTAGTCAGGTATCTTTCGAGCCAAGAATGGATGCGTGTTCCGCGCTCGGCCGCTTCGCCTGGTGGCGACGGGTTTTCTTCTCTCGCCTTCCAGCTACCGGGGCACAGCAAACCAAGTGGTATTGTGCTGCCGCCAAATTTTTTATGTGTTTCTGCCATGATTGTTCTCCTGCTTAATCCCAGCGGTCGATAGTGTAGATAGCGGTGCCAAGAGCCGTCGTCACACGAATCTTGTTTGGCGCCTGTGTCTCTCCTACACGGATGCCATTGGCGGAAGCTTCTTCCCTGCCGGTAAGCTGACGAGAGCGGGAATAAGCTTCGAGAGTGGCGCGGATGCCGTGCAACTCTGACTTGAGAATTTCAGGGAACAGCCCTAAGCCAGCTTCTCGCGTATCCTTGCAGCCTTGCAGAATAAAGATCGCGCTCTTGCCTTGATGCTGATTCTTGTTCTCGTTGTCCCACATTGAAGGCTGCAGCGCCACGCCGGTAACGTCGATCCAGGCGCCTCGCTGCAATGACCAATGCTCAGGAGCCGACAGCCCTTGATACACATACCAAGAGAAAGGATTATTCCATTGAAGGATCTGCGGCGCGTCGGCGTTTGTGGCCGTCACCAAGGCGCAGAAACTCATACGAGATTCCATAAAGATCTCAATCTTCGTGGCGTTCGGCAGCACCGTCCGCGCGAATTTCTCCCAAGTGATCGCCTTGGCTGACATTGCCAGTGGCGCGGGCGTCACGTTGTTGTATGTTGGCAGGTGCCCAAACACGGTGCCGCGGGCCGGTTTTTCCGTAACGGGCGGTTTCCAGATAGTTTGAATCTCGTCGAGCCTGGCAAACCGCCGATGTAATGCCGGCTCGATTCCGAGTTGAGCCACAAGCTTTTCAGCTTGCTCGATATTGCCAGCTCGAGGCGCAGCTTGCGGACGTTGATACTGAAGCGGATTCATCTTGGAATTGAAACGGCGTTTCACTTCCTCGAAGCTAAGACCGGCTGCGATATCTTCCAATAGCGTACCGATCATAGTGCTGCGCGGCTGGCAGAATCCGACTGGCGCATGAGCAACGGCACGCCATATCAAATTTTCCCTGTTCTTCGCCGGGAGATCGTGCATTTGAAGCAGGAAGCGGACCGGACCTAAGACCTTTTCTGAACGGTACAGCGCCTCTGCTTCAAGTAGCGTGGCTGCTTGCGCTACGATGTCGCGCCCGAAGTCTGCCAAGCCATGAAGCAACGTCCGGCGATCTTCGCGTTTGACTGCCCGCATCTGCCCGGGCGTCAGTGTCAGATGCTTGTGCGCTACTTTATCCGGCGGTGTTATAGCAAAGTGTGTCCAGCCGCCAGATAACGCCGTCCCCCATGCCTCGTCTTTAAACAACGCAACGCCGACGACCTTACCGCGGCGCACAGCTTCCGCCATTGCTTCGAATGTAGCGGCATAAAAGAAGTGAGTATCGCCGGTCCAGATAGCGGACTCAAGCGTCCCGTCCTCTTTAATAGAAGCGAGACTGCCGAAAGTGCGAATGAATCTCTTGCAGCAATGGCAATTGTGTTCTTGGCGTTCATCCGGGAGCGTATTCAAATACACTTCCCAAAGATCCTCTTCCGTCTCAACTTCAAACAGCGCCGGACCGTTGCGCTTAATCACTTCATTGAAGTGTTGTTGAATCGACGGCAGGATATCATCGAACGATGTCCTCGCGTGAATTGTGGTGCTCGTCTTCATAATCCCTCCCAGGAATTTTTAAATCGCGGGGGCTGACGGGTTTTCACCGTCCGGCGGTAGTACTACCCTCCGTGCTGTATTGGCTCCCATAAAGACTGCCTGTCGCCTGGACGTGCTCATCAACGTCGTCCTTAGGCGCCTTGTCGTTTCGAGCGACAGGCAGACCGGTCCAGTCGAGAAACGAAGACTATTTAGCCTTCTTGTCCGCTTTCCCGCCCTTAATGGCTTCCGCTATGGCGTCTTCTTTCACTTCGGACTCCGGTAACTGGGAGCCTTGGAAGGTCAGAGTCTGCTTGCCGATCTTCACGGTAACGAACGTGTCGCCCTGAAGTTCGTCGGTCTTGCGCACAACGCCGTCCTCACCTTTCTTAAAAACCGGCGTCAAACCTCCCTCGTCGACACCGGTAACGGTGGCGGTCAGGGTCAAAGTGTCGCCTTTCTTGTGTCTGCCTTTCATGGTGGCATTTCCTCCTATAGTGTTTGTCTCGTACAGTTCGCACTTTTGCGAAATTGGTAGCGGGAATCGGGATCGAACCGATGACCTAACGGATATGAACCGCTCGCTCTGCCTCTGAGCTATCCCGCAGTATTGCCCCAGATCCGCTGAGGCGCCGGGATCCGCCTTTCTAAACTGCGCCTTTGAATGTAATGGCTGTATTCACCAACATCCGGCAATCCGTCAGCGCGTTAAGCGCGCGTGTGCGTGTCGGGCACGGCGGCACCAAAGACAAAATCTCTTTGTATGCGGCTGCCAATTTCTCGCGAATGGCTTGCCCCTCTTCGACCATGGCGGGCGTCCACGCATGGAACGTAAACAACTCGTCGACGAGTTTGTCATCGTCCGGCGTTCCGACTGCGCGGTTCAGGTCCGCTAGTCCGGCCGACGGTTTGTACTCTTCTTTTGCGATTGTTTCAACAGCTTGAGACATTTTTCTTTCCTTTATAGAAGTAAGCAGGGACTTAATTAGGCGGCTTGTCCAAGACGGGCTTGGAGACTCGCCACAAATTGGGGAAGCTGATCCTCGGTCAACATGCTCGGACGACTAGCGGTCTGATTGATCGCTCGGCAGAGTTTTTCCAACTCAGCCAACGCCGTCGCAGGTGCGCCGAATTTCTTGATCTCGTTGATCAGCCACTCGTCAAACTGTTGACGGCTGGCGAATCCCATTGAAGCCAACGCGCCGCTAGCTACAGGTGCAGCAGGAGCCGGCTGGGCGGGTGCCGCAGCAATAGGCGCAGGCGCCGCAACTGGTGCAGGAGCCGGTACGGGGGCAGGTGTAGGCACCACAGGAGTCATTACCGGGGCCGCAGTAGGGACAACAGGTGCAACCGGGGTTGGCTGCACCACTTGCAAGTTTGGGGCTGCCGTCTCCGCTATAGCTTGAAGCGTTAGCGTTACCGCTTTCTCGATAAGCGGCGTCAAAAGGTCAAGCAACCTCTCAACTTTCATGGCGACGCGGGTTTGCGCGTCCATCTGAATTGCATTCGACATATGAGATGTTCCTCCATTTGGTTTCATCACGACGTCAATCACTTTCCGTTTCTTCTTGTTAGAAGAAACGATTACATCTTCAAAACTACGGGCAGCCCGTAGCTTATCGCAAATAACAGTTTTGTCTTGTCCGTATCTAAGGACTCTGCCGCCGGCTTGTGTCTCCCTCCCTGGGCACCACTCCGGTTCAGCGTGGATGTAGTATCGCGTAGCGTATTGCAATCCGTCAAGCCCCTCCCCGCCGGACATGATTTGGAGCAAGAACACGCGCCTGTTTAGGTTTCGACGAAATTCCTCTACCGCCTGGTCCCGTAGCTTACGTGAAATTCCGCCATAAATTTTCAGCGGATTGTACTTTGAAAGTAGTTTTTCTAGACCTTCCGTCACCTGACGGTGGTAAGTAATCACTACCAGTTTGTCGACACCGCCGGCTAGTTTTTCCTCGACGTACTGGGCGACGTATGGGACTTTTGCCTCGGCAACGATCCGGCGCATCATGGACTCATTCATGAAGTCTGCGCCAATCCATTCAGGATGTTTTTCAAACGGAACGTCTAAATAGACTTCGTTCTCAACTACGTCAGGGCATTCCGGCCAGATGTCCGGTAAGCTACGACGGAGCATGACCGACTGAAGTGCCGCCGTCAGTTCAGGAACGTTGGACGCGCCTTTGCCCATGGCGGCAAGTCCGCCGCAATATCTTTGCTGGTACTTGTCCCAGGTGTCGTATTTGCCGAGAACTTCGGGGAAGTGAGTACGGAGAACGGCGTAGAGCTCTGCCGGTCGGTTCGGCATGAGCGTGGCTGATAATGCCCATTTCCAGTAGCAACGATTGGCAATGCCGTACTTGGCGTCATAGACCGCTTTCGTTTGTTTTGACGTGTGGGACTTGAGCCGGTGAACCTCGTCCTCAATTAGACAGTGCCAGGCACGCTCAAAGGCTTGTTTCCGGATCTCCGGTACTCGGATCAGCTCGTAGTTGATAATCAGCCACGGCGCGTCTGTGAGCTGGTAGTCCTCGCCATACGCTACCTGAATGTCCTCGTCGGCACATAATCCCCAACGAACCATTTCCCGGCGCCACTGTTCTTTTACGATACTCGGGCAGAGGATAATGCCGCCTTGGCAGTTCGCCCGCTTAGCGGCGTCGATCACCATGACGGTCTTGCCGCTGCCAGTGTCGTCGCCTAATAGCGCGTGAGGACGGCCAAAAGGCATCGACAAAAGAAAGTCGGAACCTTGCATTTGCAGTGGTTTTAGTGAAAGGTTCAATGCACTATTACCTTTGGGCGACAGTTTGGGCAGTCGCAAGCCAGCTCGAGCAAAGTCTTCCGGTTAATGGGTAGCGGATACTTCCTGCCTTGTCCCAGCCACATATACTGAATGCCAGCGCGCACGGAGTCACAGACAGAGACTGTCAGCCAGCGTTTGTCTTCTGCCTTGACGATTATGTAGGTACACATTCAAAGCTACCTTGCCGCCACCAGCGGAAAAACTTGTCTACTTCTTTCTGAGCTATCGGAAACATTTCGCCGTTCCGCCAGCCGCATTTAGCCCAGCGGCTATGGTATTTTCGGCGGTGGCAGTCTTTTCCGTGCGGGATAAAGTGAATAGCTGCAGATCGCTTGCCGTCGCTGACTTGCCACATATAGACGTCCCAGTAGTCCATTCGCTGCAGGACTTGGCGTGTGAAGATTGTCTCTGTCATAGGACAGCCCTCCAGGGATCTCTGATTACGCCGTGGATATTTCCGTACCGTGGCGTACTGGGTTTGATTCCTGCCGGCGGCTCGAACTTAATTCGGTACGTCTTGCTGCCTGGCTTCTGGTTTGGGTTACGCCACGGTTTATGCTCGTATGGCAGGATTAGGTCGTACCATTCATGGTCAATGTTATCCGGCAAAAGAAACAGACTGTTAAAGCCGAAATGACTTTCAAAGATTGCTTTTTCAATTGCCAAAGTCATAATCGGCTGCGAGTATGGCGGCTGAAGCCAGCCGACAGTTCCCAGCTCATGCCACGGCTGGCTAAGCGCGTCATGCTCGATGGTCAGGAATCTCTCGCATTTCGTATTGTTGGCATCCGCAAATAGATCAATGTCTGGCGTAAGATTCCAGATCTCGCAGATGTTGTAGAACACTTCCCACGGCGTAGCCCATTCATCTCGTCCGTCAGCTCGTTGTTTCGGCACGTCCTTTGTCTCAATTTCTTCTATGACGGCCTTCATGCCTTTGGCGCACAAATCCCAGCACATCCATGCATCTCTGACAAGCTCGCAGAAATTTAGGCGTCTGCAAACATCGCAGGTTTTGACCGGAGGCGAAGGTATGGTGTCTGTGCTCACAATAAATCCTCCCAGGTCAATTCCTTCCGACTCCATTTCTTAGTGCTCTCGTTATAGGCGTATCCAAGGTCTTTGAGCGCTGCTCCCAGGCGGAGTCTTTGGCGCGAATTTACTTGGCTGCCACTGAACCCTAGGAAATAGAATGCCTGCGTGAGACTGAATCCACTTGGCGGCTGACTTCTCGCCCATTCGCCAAGCATGTCGCACCACGGGTCAGTTACCCTACGTGCTTCCTGTTCAGCTCGCGCTAACGCCAAAATTTCCAGATCGTCAATCCAAGATTTTTCGGACTGCCGATATCTGTAGACCGCTTCAGCAAAATATTGATCCCGGTCCCGCTTGAGCCGTTCAATGTCGAACGTGCCGGTTTTGATTGGCCACCACCGGCGGTTTTCGTCATCAGTCAAGTACTCGCAGCTCGCATTTGGGTTCATAGTGGCGACAAAGACCGATTCGCGCTTTACCGTCTGCACTGTACGAGCGTAGGACGGTCGGTAAGTGTCACTTCCCGTGCTGATGATCTTCTTTATCCAATCGTGCTCATGAGTTTTAAAAGTGCCAGTGATCTCCGGCAGTTCGATGAACCATTTCCCTCGCAGTACTTGATAGGTGTCTTTATCTCCCGGTATGAGCTCGCCAACCGAGTACCAATCGCCGCCTAGCGTCTCAACCCAAGTTGACTTCTTTTGCCCTTGTTTCGATTCAAGAATTAAGACGTAGTCTTGTTTGCAGCCTGGCTCGAATATCCGCTTGACGGCGGCGATCATCATGCACCTGCCGGCGGCGCGCGTAAAAGCGTTATCTTCGCAGCCGGTGGTATCAGGCAGAAAAGTGTCGAGCCGTTGGACGCCGTCCCAGACAAGACCGTTCAGGTAATCCCGTACCGGATGATAAGACTCAGCGGCGATCTCGCAGGCAGCTTCCAGACGGTCGATCGATACTTCTAACGCTACGCTGTCACACGAGCTGAACCAAGCTTGCATAAAAGCGAAGTCGGTCTTAGTGAGCTGTTCGTCCTTATTCAGCTGGTCACGTCGCCAATCAGGACGACCAGGTATTTCGAGTCGGTCGGCAAACTGGTTATATTTGATTCTGCCTGCCCATTTGGGATCGTGTTTGAGGTAATAGACTACGTTCCCCTGAGTGTTCAGAGGCATCATGGATTTAGAATGAAGTTTTAAAGCCTTCTGAAAAACCGTGGCTTTTATTTCCCGGTGCGCGTCCATACTGACGACATTTGTTTTTATTTCCGTTCCGGCTGGTGGCGCCATGACTACAGGAAAGTGTGCCTCTGGTGTCTTGGAACCGGCGGCATTCTGCGCGTACTTGAAAGCGTGTTGAACCTTGCGCCATAAGTCGCCGTCGTTCCATGGCGGGCAGCAAAGCGGGTTCCATACTTCCGCCATTAATTGGTAGGCTGACTGTTCACTGGCTCCGTGATCCCGCAGTTTGCAGGCAAGACGGTAAGTCTGATCGTCACCGTTTTGACCTTCGACCGCCGGCGGCCAGGATTCACATATCCGCCGGCAGTCGTCCTCGGCAAAAATAGAAGTATCTGAGCCGGTCGCGGTTGGTTCCGCAACGACTTCCAAGGAAGCTAGAAACGCTGAATGAGCATCAGCCAAGGGTAATTTCCTCGTAAGCTTTGCCGTCGACAATCGAGCCAGGACCGACCGTATAAGCGCCGTCAGATAAGAAGTCGATTCCCGGCCACTGATCTTGTTTCTTACGTACTTTCAGATCGGCGGGTTTTGTGGTGTAAATGTGCCTGCCGCCTGCCGGCGTTGCCACCGCCAGACGGACAGGCATCCCACCACTGGGAAAGTTTTTGGCGAGACATTCAGCTAATACGTCGCGTCCAGCCGGATAATTTCTAGGGTCGGCATCAAGTACCAGATCAGTTGATGCTAATGCGATGCCGTAGTTTATTTCCGGACAGGCAGCAAACCAACGGCGAACGATATCCGCGTCCCGTGTGGCTTCCTTAAACCCGCTTGTACCGGCGATTGGAATTTTGGTGCCGGGTGATAGCGCGAAAACAGCAAAGCCGCGTTCGAGCATTTTTAGTGCGTGGTCGAGAATCATCCGGCGTACCTCCAGTTTGGATTTGTCCCACGTCGCCTATTACAAGGACCGCAAGACGGTTGGACGCAGTAGGCGTTTCTACCGTCGCCCCACACGCGGAGTAGCCATAGTTTACGAGCTCGCCGCTGGCGTGAATTGCCGCGACGGTCGCCGCCTCTACGTCGATACACTGGCTACGTTCTCCGGTATCGTGTAGGGGCAGACAGGCAGTACGGGACGCTTGCATGACGCGCATGTGAGCGCGCTTGGGTCCCATACGCTACGGACAATCGTATGTCCGCGTCCCTCGGCTAGTACCCAGTTGACGGCGAAAGTGATTATTTGTTTGGCTGTGCGATTCATGCTTCCGCCTTCTTCTGCAACGTCTGGTAGGGCTGGCGCTGTTCTAGCATCGTCAGCAGTACGTCGAGGTGATCTAATGACCTGGCGACGGTAGCTTGTTCCTCACGCGCCTTGCGTAATGTCTTACGCATGTGGGCTAGTTCTCGTTTTGTTAGCATGGCAAAACCCGCCGGCGGTGCCGGCAGTCCTCAGGTAATCTGTTCTCAGTGGTTTTCGTAGCTTACAAAATGTAAGCTACGACGGTCAATACACTACCGGTAGTGTGGGCAGGCTCAAAGGCACGCCAGCCATGGATCGGTTATATCGTCCGTTACTACTTGCGGTAGCGTATCGGATTGCTTAGTCATATCTCTTTTGATCTGATTAGCTGCCGATCTTCCCGGACGTTTTTTGCCGGGTACCCAATGAGTACCCGGGACGTGGCTTGCCATGATGACTTTGCAGTCAAAATAGTCTTGTGGCTCGAAAATAATGTTCTTGCCGACCCTCTTATGAGGCAAGATGCCCTTACGGATAAGGGCCTTGATGTTGGAGACAGTCGAGTTAGTATCTCGCGCCAAGTTTTGAATCGTATACATTAGTCCTCGTCCACCTCAATTACACACTCTTTGAACATTTGCTCCAGGCGCTCGGCTTCCGCTCGTTCCTCGGCGGACATTTCGCTGAGAAACGCCCGCATATTGGTTACATACACTCGTTCGAGCGCCTTGCGGATAATCAGCTTTTCGTCGTAAGTCAATCGCCGTTTCATAATCCCTCCCATGGTTCGCTGTCAAGCATACGGGGCAGGCTGTTAACCTGCCCACAATGCCGGACAGCTGAGTTAACAGGTCACGTCGAGGAACTCGCTTCCAGGCGTTTTCATTTCGATCAGAACTTGCACAGCAAACTCAGCCACGTCTACCAGAATTTGCTCACGAGCAGCAGCAGCAGCAGCAGCAGCATCAGCAGCACGAGCAGCAGCATCAGCAGCAGCAGCAGCATCAGCAGCATCAGCAGCAGCAGCAGCACGAGCAGCAGCATCAGCAGCAGCAGCAGCATCAGCAGCATCAGCAGCAGCAGCATCAGCAGCAGCACGAGCAGCAGCAGCAGCAGCATCAGCAGCATCAGCAGCAGCAGCATCAGCAGCAGCACGCCCGCTAGTCAGATCGACTGCCTGGCTGCACAAGGCTGCATGCGCTTCCAACGCTTCACGGTGCGCTTGTATTGGATGTACCGAGGCGGCTGCGCGTAGTGCGATTGGCGTTAGTGTATTGATAGTGTACATGGCTATCTTTTCGACAAATAGAACATAATTGAAATTGTCTCTGGTTCCGAGTGATGCTAACGCTAAGCGCTTCAATCCAGCTGCGCGGGATTCCGGCGAAGTCCAGCCGTAAGCGTCATTCATACCGATATTGAATGATGTCAAAATCTCGTGTACGCAGCTGGATTTATCCGCTGGCATTTCGGACTGCGGGTCGTCGAAAATCAAATGAATAGCTTGCATGACGCACACATCTCCGGGCCAGTCATTCTCGCCTTTACCGCTGCAGAGTCCTTTCTTGAGCAAGTCTGTGAGCTTGCAGGTGTTGGCTTGATTCAATTCGATCATTTGCTATTCCTCTCTGTGAATCTGGACGTGTTCGCGCCCCGTGGCGCGTTCAGTGCCAGGCAGGATGCCCAGCCATTACGCTGGGCAAATTGCCGGGCAGCTTATTCTTCAATCCAATCACTCGCGTGAACTTTGCAGCGTGACGACATGCCGCAAATGCAATCGGGATCTGTCTCAATGCCGAGGCGCTCAGCCAGCGCTATCTGTAGACGCTGAATGTCCGCGCGTGTGCTGCGACATGCTTCTAAATGATTGCCGATCTTACGCCCGTCAATTTCGTTGTCATCATAAGCTAGGCGTTCAGCAGCAACGAGCAAGGTCGCAACGTAGTCCACTGCGTTTACTGCTTCGCTCAGCTGCTCCATAGCTTCGCGAAGCTGGTCGCGAACCTGAGGGCTTTTCGTTTTCAGCTCCAACTTTCCCATTGTCAATATCTCCCGATTGATGTTATAGTGGGTGCAGGTGGTGGGATTCGAACCCACAAATTGCCCGTACTGCGAATACGTTGCGTCTGCCATTTCCGCCACACCTGCATAAAGAGCCCAGCTTCACGGCTGGGCTTTTCGCTTACGCCGCCCAGTTAATAGGGCAGGCGCAACGGTGCCGCAGTAATGCGCGCTTCAATGCCAAGCGCATACGAACTCGTTCCCAGAGTAGCTGCCGTGTTGACGATAGCTTAATGCTCATGGCTAGATTCTCCCTGTGAATGACATAGCGTAGGGCATCGCCACTACGCGCCCGTCTTTACGCACATGCAAGCGGACAGACTCGTTAGCCTTCACATCAAGGCGCTGCGAGTGTTTGGCTGTCCACATCCACTTGCCGGACACAAACCTCTCAGTCAGTGCCGCTGTCGTCAGCTTGAATCTCAAGAAAACCATGTTATCCCTCCCAGTCAACATAACCGTAGCTTATCACAGCTTATCGGGATACGCTACGGGCTAAGCCGTGTCGTCGAGATAGTTAAGCTATAACTTTAGTTAAGTCGACACTCTTGGAGGCTCGTATATACGAGGATGAAAAGCGATCAGGTCTTGGAGACTGGTGAAATGCTGATTGTATGGAGTCTGATCACCTGTTACTTGATTTTGGCAAACTTTGGGATGTTGTTTGGGTAAGTTTGTAATTTCGGGTGAACAGGCGGGGCAAGCGTGATAGGTCCCGCCTTGTGGCGGTTAAGCTATATCGCGGCGGGTACGACTCACCAGTCACGTAGTTAAATCGTACCTTTAAAGAGAAGCCAGCCCTCATACTATTGTCTACAATTAAGTTAAGTCGTATCCATCAAATAAAAAGCCTTCAACCGCGTGGCTGAAGGCTTGAAAGTTCACGCTGCCGAGATACAGCTAAACTGGATCTACTAGATGCATTTCTGAGCGTCGTTCGGCGGCTAGTTCTTCTGCTAGAAACGCTGCTGCAATGCGTCGTTGGCCGGGCGACATTGCTTTTACTCTTGCTTCTACCGTTGTCCTTGCCTCTCTGTGGAGACGTGCTTGCAGAATGTCATCTGGCGTCCAATTGCCTATCTTAGTTGCGGCTTTGGCTAGTATCCGCTCAGCTTTCTGGGGAGGCAGAGCCTTCAAAGCTTCAGCTACTGCGCGCTTCAGTGAATCAGTCATATTTATGCCTCGCTGAATGTTCAACTATTGTACCACGATACAGTTTAGCAAACAGGCTTACTGAGCCAATCTCGGAGTTAATCCGTCACCATATGTGGTGGCATAGGTGGGTAAAAGGAGTGTCCCGCTACCCCCTACTGCACCCATTGCGGCGCGGCGCGCGAGCCCGGCCAAAGGGAGCATACACCCCAAGCCCAAAAATTCAGAAACGATACGACTTAACTAAAAACCGCAACAGCACTAGCTTAGCTATCGACCTACTATACTAACTAATAGTCGAAAGATTACGCTTATCGCGCCAGGATTTAATACCGCACCAAAACCGTCGCAAGGCGTACCATCCTCCTAATACAACTAGAAGCGCCAGTACACCGCAGTCATCTCCCTGCCGACGGATCACACAGACGAGAAGAAATAGCGCTAGCCCTGGCACTACTATCCTCCATCCGACAGCGCAGCCGGTCACGCATACGGAAAGAAGTACCGCAGCCTCTAAGGTCGTATTAATGCTACTCATTACTGACGGTGTTCGGCACCGAAGGAAGTGCCTTCATAAAAGCCGCGAAGCCATTCATTATCTGTATTTTGCGGAGCGGGAACAAGGCGCTTTTCGAAAGCGAGAAGAATGCCGGCGTGAAAACCTCTATAGTAGCTAGAATTTCCGTCGCCCTCTACAGCATGTTTAAGAGATGAAGAAGCCAAGCTATGAGTAGTTGGCAGCGCTAAAACTTGCTTAGCTTTTAACTCCCGATCTCTTTCGGCTCGGGCAGCCGCACTGCCTTTAGCTTCCTGTTCGGCACAGAAGCGGTTAACACATTCAACATGGGCAGCGGTCTTATTATCCTTGCCCGGGTTGGCGGTTGGCAGATATATAGCTTCGCCCTCCTTTATATGATGGCGACAAGCTTTGATCCGGCAGCGTAAACCGTCTTGCCTGGTAGCTGCCGGCTTGACTATAGCGCGAGATTTCAATTCAAAAGCCGCCTCCAGTTCGGAAGCAGCATCCCAGCGAAAGCGAGTATCAGTCATATATGTACCTCGTAGCTTAACTATATACGATGAATGTCCAAAATGTCTAGACGAAAATAATATTTGAGCGTATGATTAGGTCTACAGAAGAGAAACGTTTCGGATTGCAGATCGGTCAGGTCTAAAATTTGGAGCGTAAGGGAGTCGAACCCTTGACCTCTTCAATGCCATGCGATACGGTCAAAACCACTCTGGTAGCGGGTTTTAAGACTTTAGTATGGCAGGATTAAGACGCGTGTCGACTTTAGTGGGAGATCCCGCGTCTTCACCCCCCAA